AGTTTAAAAAATATAATTATCCGCAATCTACCTTTACTACGTAATAGTTTCCGGTTTCGGTGGCCCCGTCTGAGGAGTCCATTGAGAAATAATCAGAACGGTTAGTAGTTCCGGCATCACTAACGCGAGTGCCGCTAGCGAGAACTTGGCCAATTCCTAAATGCATGAAGCTGGAAACTGCCTTGTCCCCGTATCCTGAAAGCAATCCGGCACCTTGAAGTCCGACTCTTGTTCCTGGAACGAGAAGTGGAGTTCCCGCAGCCTTGTCTATTGCAACTTGAGAGAAGGTAAATACTCCCTTGGTCGCAATGGGGCATGCCTGGCCAGTAAGTAACGCTTGCATTTCAATCGCCTTCTGGGGATAGTAAAGAAGTTTCTCGCCGTTTTCGTCGTGGGTAAGAGTTTGGCGAAGAGTAACGCCCAAAACCACATCTCCACCATTGGTGGCACTAATGCCTGTAGCGGCTTGATACTTAAGGGATACTACTGGATACTGATCTCTCCCGATATTGGGATAGTCAGTCTTTCCGAGATAGCTGGTAGTCTCGTATGCAACGGGATCCGCGCTCATGTTTCCGTTACTAACTTTAACAAAGACGCCGTTGTCATTGTTGCCATTAGTGAATGGATCCGCAAGAGATGCGGTGTCGCCGCCGTCAAAGTCGCCGGCGTACAAGTTAATAACGTCAGTCTCGTTGTACTGTCTGAATGGATATAGTCTTAGTGCCATGGTATGCGTCCTCTAGTTGTTATAAATTAATATTCAATTTTTACATTGTCCTGCGAAAAGGCCTTGAGGAACCTTTCGCGCAAAGTTAGATCGTCTTCTGCGGCTTCCCCGTTATTGTTGGGGACGCTTTGATTGCCTTCTTCCGTGATATTTTCGATTGCGGCTTCAATTACCTCTTCGGGGTCTTGAGGGGCTTTTTCGGATGAAAGTTCTTCGAGTCGTTTAGCTACTTCTTCTTCGACTTTACTGGTAAAGGTTTTTTCTTGTTCTTCCTTGAAGGCCTTGGTCTTGTGCTTCCAGGTGATGGCAAGCTTGCTCCTATAGGAAGAAAAGGACTCCTCGTCCATTTCGAGATCCTTAAGCTCGGAAGCTAAAAGAATTCTGTCTTCGTCGTCCAATTCATAAGCGCTGTCGAGCTCGCTCATTCTTTCATTAAATTTGTCGGCGGCATTACGGGCATTATTTTCAGCCTGAAGTTGTTGGAGTTCCACTGAGGTTTCTGCAAGTTGAACCTTAAGTTGCGCCACATCTTCTTCTTGTGCAAGTCCCTCTTCTTGGAGTTTCTTGATGGCGGTTTCCTTTTCGTCCTTCTCTTTTTTCCAAATTTCGTTCTTTTCAAGAATGGTATCATGAAAGAATTTTGCTACATTGGCTACAGCCTTCTCAGAGAAGTCAGTATTGTCGGAATGGTCAGAGAGAACCTCTTCTAATTTTTGTACGATGTCTTTAGTTTCCATAACTTTAAAATATTGATCACCAATTATTACAGCTCTTTTTCCAAAATGGGAAACTTTTTGTGCATTTTTTTCACTTTCGCTGTGGCTCACAGTATTCGTCATGGAGACAATTGCCTTCCTTTTATCTTTAATTTTAAATGGGTTTTTATTCTCTTGGAGTAACTCTACTCCCTTGACTGCCGCTGCCGGTGCAGAGGTAAACCCAATCCCTAGCGGGTAAATTTCTCCGGAAATTAAACGATAAACTTCTACACCGTCCTCTGTTTTCCCGTCTCCCCCATATGCCTTTAGGTATTTTTGAAGTTCGGCAACGTGCTTTTCTTCTGAAATAATTTCGGCGTCCCTTAGATCTCTGCTCCCAAGGGCGATCTTGTAGTCGTTGAATCCTATTTCCCAGCTGGCTGAAACCTTCTGGTAGTATTCGTCTTCCTCGTCAACTGATCTTTCTACAAGCTCAACAAAGGCTGGGTTAACGGTTTTGTATAAAACTGCGGCCAGTGAAATATTGAAAGGGTCGGTGCTCTCACGCACGTCTTCTTCTTTAATAAGACGGCTGGTTTCAAATTCGGACAAGGAGGCAGAAACGATATGCCCCACCACTTTGCTTTTCTGGTGCTCTATATTGGTAGGCTTATGGATGAAGTAGTCTTTTATGGCAATGGCGGTTTGAGCATCCACCCCATCGTCGTTTTTGTTGAACCTGTTTGCTACCGCAGCATTAAAAGCCACTCCTAGCAGATCGAGGTTTTTTTCAAGATCGATATCTTTGGGCGCAAGCTCCCGAAGAGATTCCAATGAATCGTTAGCTATGACTTTTTCGAAATCTTTGCCGGGATCAATGCAGGAAATATTGCTTGAAAACGCAGTTGTGTACTTAAAGGGTTCGCTCATTCAAACCTTTATACACACAAAAATTACTTTTTATCCTTTTTGCTATGGTAGAGTATAGCCGCCGGATAAGAGGTTAACTCATGAGACTCGGAAACTTCAAGAATCTCATCCATTACGTCGAGCTCCTCAATTTTATTAAAGTCTTCCACGCAATCGTCCACCGCTTTTTCCCAATTCTCTTTTTTTGTAGACATTACAATACTTGAAGTTAAGCTCTCAATCATTCCCTTTTGCTCCTTTGTTATTCTTTTTCTATTAAGAGATTTCTTTAAAGCTTTTTCAGTATACTGGCTAAGATCTTCTATCTTATATATAGTATTCTGTATCTCTGCTCTCGAATAGAGGTCTTCAGCGAACGCTTTCTCTCCGCGAGGCGAAGATCCAGTAGGGCGACCTTTTTGCTTTAATCCGCTAGCACTTGGCTTTGTACCTCCTCCTGGAGCCGGGGTCTCGGGAGCTTCTTCGTGATCGAAGGGCTGTGCGGAAACTATTGGCACATAGTACCCCTTCTTTCGGCTGTCGACAAATGTTTTTTGGGCCGACTCCATTTCGTCTGGGCGAGGATAAATCCCCTCCTTCATCGCTATCATTCCCTGCTCTGGAGTGATGATCCCTAATTCCATTAGGCGCGTAGCCACTCGTTGTAATTGAACTTCATCCTTAATGTCGATTTCGACAAATTCGGCCTTGGGGTAATCCCTGAATCCCATTTTTTTACAGACTTGCTTGATTTGGGGCTGAAGGAAATCGTTTAAGAACGCGTTCCTGGCCTCTTTTAATCTTTCTAAAAATATTTGAGCCTTTACTTGGGTGCTGGAATAGTTCTCTTTCCCTACTATTATATTTTGCAGGCCCTCCCTTATGTCCTCGTTTACTATTTTGTATTTTTCGGACCCCAGAACTTTATTCATGTCAGGAATTACAAAATCAGCCTTAGTGGTCCAGTCCGCTATTAATGCGCGCCCGATGCTTTCATTTTGAAACAAGGTCTGCATAGCCTGTAGATTAGCCTGATTGATCCCCCCTTTGTCTGGCGGTGCTCCCATAGTAATTAAGAGTATTACGTTTTCAATAGTTCTGGTAATCGCTTGATCGACCTTTTTTAGTTCAAGCTTCCAGTTGAGATCGTCTAATACAGGAAATCCAAAGGGAACAGCAAAGGGTTCATAGTCCTGCTTTTTATAAAAGGAATACAGCAGCTTTGTCGGGTCAAGCTTTATGAGTACTCCATCAGGCCCATACGCCCCTTCTTTTATTCTTTTTTTTGTGTCCGCAGGGAGCGAGTCAAATACTTCTTGGTCGTATTCGGTCTTTGGGCTTCTTAACCTTTCAATATCATATTCGCTAAGCATCTTCTCGTAGACTCCATGAATATCTCCATCTAGAAAGTAATTCTTATATGAAGTAGCCCTAGTAGCTACAAAGTCATAGGGGTTTAGAAATATATAACTAATAGGTATTTTCCCATAGAGTGCTGCTTGCGCCTTGCTTCCGTATATTTGATTTAATTTAACAAGATCTTCGCTGTTGAATTTACCTTCTATCTTATATATAAATACATTGCCTGAGCGATAGTATTCCCTGAAGTACTGATCTTTGATTTTCCATATTTGAATTTTGTCTAGCCATTTTTCTATAAATTTTCGGGCCTTCTCATTACCTCCAGTAAGGTGCAAATCTGAATTTGAAAATTCCGACATAACATCTATTGCGTTTCTGAAAATAGATATATTGGCGTAAGCTCTCTGGCATAGGGTAATAGACTGCCGAGGCGAAATATAACTTCCGCTATAGTTATATGGTAGCCCTCCTTCCCATATGTTGGCATACTTAAGGGGCTTCTTGGCGCTTGTGGCGCCATTTCTCCTGAAGCTAGTACTAGAGGCTCCCCCAGCCCGGGAAGCTATAGCGCTTTCGTAATAGGACTCGCCACTGCTTACTGGCATTGTGTCCTCTGATTCCTGTCTGGGTTTTAGAAGTAGATCCTCTAGGCTCTCGTCTTGGGGTTGCTTCGACCCCTGCTCTTTGAATTGACTCCAGTAGGGCGATTTCTTTTCATATTTTCTTGGCATATCAGATAATACACCAAAGAATTGAAAAGTCTAAAGAAAAGTTAAAGTTAACTTTCGACTTTCATTTTGCCCACTAGGTAGACGCCTTCTTTTTTTACGGAAGCGAATTTATTTATTTTAGCTATCCACCAGCCCTCCTCCCGCACGGTAGGATGAAGGCCTTCCCCGAATGCAGTTATATTGCTGG